AACACCATCTATTTCAGTTGTTCTGATCATTTCATCATCAAACATAAAATCACCCTGTAAGATGTTTTTAATCTTTAATGCAGGTAAATACTCCAAAGCTTTAGTTAGCTTATCGACAAGTCCGGGTGCATGACCATGATTTTTTACTATATCGTCTTTCGTATAGTTAATCTTAGGTATCTTATTAAAAATAGACTTAGTGCCAACAAAGAACTGGCCATTGTCTGGATTAATTCCAGCAAATATAGCCGGTGCACCGTCCCATTTGACGGATGTTTGAATCTTAGTACTAGTATTACCCTTTAAAGACTTTAAAAGCTCTAAAAGAAAGCTTCTGGCCATTTTATAACCATCCGCTCCCTGTGTTAGAACCAATTCCTCAAGATGAGTAAGATGAGTATTAGCTTTCGCCATATTCTAATCTCCAGTTGACTCTTCTAAAATTGATAATTTTTCCTCAAGAACACCAATGTGATTGTCCAATTTACGGGCAAATCTCCTAACTTCTCTAAGATGTTGTTTTGCTAGTTGTAACCTTCTTTTTTCGGTCACAGTTCTAGGTTTAAGATTGGAAATTATTTCTTGGAGACCTTGAATATATGTGTAAATGTTTTTTTCATCTACACTCTCGGTTAAGAAATCTCTCCATGCTTTGTCTAATGACATTGGTTCTTCCTCTTGTGAATATAATAGTAATAATTTTTTAATAAATTTGTTGCGGCTTTTTTTAAGTTCAACTTTTGTATTTACCTAACATTTGATTAGTCCCGTAAGTGTTTACGAAGTAAAGCAACAATTGCTTCAGTCAATTCTTCAGTAGTATCAGATACTTCAACTTCTTCTTCAAGTCCTTCTTCGTCTTCTTCGAGAGGCCTAACACGTGGATCATCTTTTCGTCGATTGCGAGGGTCGTCTTTGTGTGCAGCGCCACCTTCTTCTATTTCTTCGTCGGCGGATTCTTCAACGGTTTCCTCAGAGGCCGCTTCAGCAGCTTCTTCTGTAACTTCTTCTTCACCCTCTGTTTGTATTTCACCTTGTCCATTAAATTCCTCAAATTCTTTTAATGTATTAAATTTAAATCCCCAAGCTTCTGCTAATAGAGTACGAATTTCTTCGTTTTTCCAATCTTTTGTAGACATCTTATAATCTCCTTTTTGTAGATGTTCGTAATAAATAGTGTTTTCTTGCTTTAACATGTCTTCAAAATCACGAAGACACATACTTCCGTCACGATTTGCTTCTTTTTCCATATCTCTTAGATGCGGATCTTTTTGAGCATAGCCCGGGCCCATATCATCAGAATCACTAAATTTACCATCACAATTTTGTTTATGATGAACTAACTCATGACCCAAAGATCTGAGAATGTCTTTAGGGTGGCGGCCAGATATGTAAAGTGTAACTGACATTTTATTTGGATCATAAAAAGCTGTTTTGCCGAGAGGATTTTTAGCATTTTCATCATCTGTTCTCAAAAATAATTTGGGTGGCTTTTGAAAACCAATCTGCTTTTGAGCAAAAGGCATAAACTGCTTTATAAGACTTTTAAGTATATCATCCATAATATAATATAACCGGTTCAGATTAATTAGTTGTCAAGTTTGTGTAATTACTCGTTTTAAATATACAGTAAATAATTCAATTAGTTTATTATCTTTTTCATTTAATGGTTTTATAGTAGAAATAGATATGAGCCTATCAGAAACTACTTTATTCTCCATGGACACAAGTATGCCATAACTGGATACCCATTCTTCAATGTCACTATCCCATTTAGACCACTCTACAATATCACCTATTTCAAAATCTTCTGCTAATCCAGAACCAAAAGGCCCTTTTTCATCCATCGTAATAAACCATCCAAGAACAAATGCCTTTCTCTAAATATGATTGGCATTTATTTAATGCTTTGTTATAATCTTGAATTGGTGCACTAATTTTTATAGATCCGTTTTCAATCCATTTGACTAAAACTGAATCACTAGAACGAGAATGTTCACCATCAAAGCGATAGTACTTTCTTTTTTGCTTATTGCTGCCCACACATTAAATAGATATAATTTATATATGTGTTATTGAATTGCTAAAATTATAGCAATATATTAGTGACAATATTGTGACGACGGTAAATTCAAAACCAACGAAGGATAAACTTAACCAACTACCAGCAAGAAAAATGAAAGTTTTCCAAAATTTGTTAAAAGTAAATAACACTAACTAAAGTCCTTTCCATATACTTTATCTGCATCAATCTCTACTATTTTACCACAAGTAGTATAAATTAATAAACTTTTTCCATCGTTTAATTCACCAAGAACATAAACATTTTGATTCTTATATATTTTAACGAATGAACGAGTGTGTGGTTGTAGACAAAACATATATCCGTCACCTTCGATTCCGTACTCTGGCACTAATTCAATATTTTCATCTACTTCGCCAGACAATTGTTTAACTATTTGTTTTATTAACTTTTTTTGACGTTCAATTTCTGACATTTTAAAACATCTTTGACCATGCCATTGCTAAACCCATCATTGTCTGAACAGCCATGAAAATTGCAATAGATTTAGTCTTGAATGTTTTTAGTTCTTCTATATCTTCAAATGCAGATTTTAGTTGAGGGGGGGAAGCGATATCATCCATTTTTTCCTTCCACACTTTTAAATCTTGAACTCTGTCTTCTTTTGCTTTCAATTCAGTTAACTGACTTTTGACATCTTGTAATTCAACTCTAAGAGACTCTATACCATTAGCCATTGTTTCTAATTGTTGTAAAACTAATTTAGAATATGTATCCCACCCATTTTGACTCATTCGTATTTCTCCGCTAGACCTTCACTTAAAAGTAAATTATTAATATGTACTTCTCCGTGGTCACCTATAAGTAGTTCTCCAAGACATCTTCCGTATTTACCAACACCCTTAGAAATTAATATAAATTTGTTGTCTACACCCTCTAGAAGCTCTTCTAATCTCTTCTTGGCTACCTTACCCTGCTCTTTCTCCCAAATGTCTCTGGTGCGAGTTTCTGGTGCATTAATGCCATACAATCTTACCCTTTTCTTAATCCAGACATCAAAGCCCAAATCTATTAGTGCATCGACTGTGTCTCCATCGAGAACACGAATTAGTTTACAGGAATATTCGTACATATAATTAATTATCGTACGTTGTTGTTTCCGGTGTGTTTTTTATCATGCTCGATGCTGCTAATGCATCTTTTGTGTCAACCTTTTTAAAAACAATCGAATTTGTTTCTGGCTCAAAATACATACCGATAATGTCATTTTTAGTGACAGCTTCAATTTCCTCTTGAGTGAGTCTTAAGAATCCATCATTTTTCTTTACTATTGCTGCGAGTATAGAAAATAGGTATTCTGGATCCTTCATATATTTACTCATCTTTTTTAGCCTTATTCATTGATTGTGTTTTTCTTTTTGATGCTTCTTTTCTTTCTTTTGCATAATCAAAAGATTTTTTAAGTCTCGCTTTGACCTTTGGGTCTTTTGCATTCTGATATGCTGCTCTTGCTCTTTGGTGTATTAAATTAATAATTTGTGACTGTCGCTTATGTGATTTAGATTTAAAAGATGATTTAGAAAGAGTGTCCTTAATATCTTGCACTGTTGAAAACTTTACAGATACTGTATCACTAGGATTTTCATCTGTGTATAACCTTCGACCAGAGCCTTTAGGTTTTTTTCCTGTACCTTTTTTCGGATCTGCTTCGTATAAATCAACACTTTCGTTTTTACGTTTCTTTTTTCGTTTCTTACCCTTTTTCTTTTTGACACAGTTAGGATACATTTTTCCAAACATCTTTTTCATGCCCTTCTTTTCATAGCCCTTCCAGCATTTTTCTAAAAGAACAAGAGTGTCACTTAATTCGTCAGCAATAATTTCTTTGAGTTCTTCTTCTGTTATATTTTCAAGCAACTCATTCATCTACCTTTCCACCATTTTGTTTTTTTAGATTCAGGTTCACATTTTTCACCTTCGGAACAAAGCTTGTATATATTGGATAAAAAGCCACTTTCTTCTTCAAGTAATTTTTCGATCTCTTCTTTTATAATTTGTTTAAGTTCTTTCTTAGTCATTTTCTTTATCGTCTTTAGTATCTTGTTTTTTGCCTGTTTGTGTTTCTATAGACTGTTCGTTAGTATCAATTGGGCCCCCTCCAGCCCAAGTATTACATGCTCTGGCACTGTGACATTTGAATTTCCACATGTGGCAGTAACCAAAACCAAGTACAGCACCTTCTTTTGGAAATCCCGGGAAATCTTCAATTAATTTATCTTTTAATTGTTCGTCAACTCTAGACATTGGATCAACTTGATCAGTTGAAATTGGCAGACATTCTAACATCCTCGGAGATACATCAAATGCGACACAATTTCCACACCGTTGTCCCATAGCTTCCTCTGGTGTAGCTCCAGCCCATTTTTCAGAGGCTAATTTCCAATATTCCATGCTCGGTTCTAAAGGATTCATGGGACCATAATCAGCTTCGCTACGACAACGATCTCTATTTTTAGTATTAAGATCTAAATCTTGAGTTGCAGGAGGGCATTTAACTTCTTGTTCTTCGGTTAAATATTTTCGCCAGTTTTCCATTAAAAGCTTCATTCTGAATCTCCAAGTAATTTACCAAACTCATCATTATATAGTTCTTTAACTTTTACAATTGCATCTTTGCCTTCTTTTTCTGCTGCTAATGCTGCTGCCAAACGATGATTGCCATCAAGAATATTTTTATATTCACCATTATCAACCAAAACGATTAATGGGAAGCTATAATTTGCCTTCTTTATTCTATCAGGATCTAAGTTTTTTCTAATGTTTTCAAGAGATTTCTTATCTTTAATCTTTTGTTCTAATTCAGTAGCCGGCATAGACTTACATTTTCTGCCTTCGTTGCAACTTTTACCTATAATTTTGAAAACATCATTAATATGAACATTGTCCCAGCTTGTATCCAGTCCACCGACTTCATTTAAATACTTTCGCCAGTTTTCAAGTAGGAGTTTCATCCGAATGTCCCGACATAAGCTTTTATTTTTTCTTTGCCCGCTTCTCTTGCTGCCTCTACTCTGTGTGCACCGTCTATCGTATATAGTGTGTGATTTAAAACGACAGGAGGCGGTTCTGTGCCTCTTTGATCATACATTTCGGCATAATCATCAACTTTGCCCAGATCTGTCCATGCCGTCTCTATTTTATCAAGTTCAATATCTTTAAGAATATAATAAGGATATTGGCTTATCCTATCTATCAGATCGCCTTCTACAAAATCATCCTCTTCCATATGAATAGAACGAACTAAGAATTCTATATCATCGCTCGATTTGATATTCATATTTTCTGTCAAATACTTTCGCCAGTTTTCAAGTAGGAGTTTCATGTTCTTAAATAGTTCTTCCAATTGTTGACTAACGATTCATTTGTTTGCATAAACGATGGCTGACGAGAATTAAGAAACTGAGCTAAAACCCTGTTAAACACCACAGTAAGGTTATCTTCATCGTCCATATCACCCTCTACAAGCTCTCTAAAAAGTCCAGCCATAATATCAGGCTCGTCAACATTTATCGAGAATGTAACGGTAATTCTAACTTCTCCTTGAACATAGGTATTCGCAAATGCTTTCATTTGTAAATAGTAGTTAGTGTTTTCAGCTTTTCTGGGTTCTTCTAATAGTTGTCTTCTCAACTCAATTTTAAAATCGCGCGATTCTAAGATTTGAATCAATACTTTTGGATCAATTTTAAATTCTTCTAGACTATAGTCGTGAGAATAATGGGCATAAGATTCGTAAGACTCGGTGTACTCTCCGTCAGTTTCTAGATCCCACTCATAAGAAGTAAGTTCTCCGTCTTCAATCTCTGTGGCTATCTTAATATAAGCACCACCTTCAATTTGACCTTCTTTCCTAAAGTATTCGGTCAAGGTTTCTTCCCATCCGTCTCTGTTATCATCAATTATTGTGTCAATGTTTCTAAGTGATTGTTCATACTCTTCAGGCAAAACCATATATGAGCTACCGTGAATCTTTGGATGTGCAAAATTAACTTGAATAGTTAAGTGTATTTCATCGCGAACACGACGAATTGTTGGGGTATCGTCTTTAGATGGAACAAAAATATCACCATAAGCATTTCTCATATTTAATTCATCAACTGAGTTCCATACAATTTCTTCTGCATTACTTGGTAGTCTTTTCCAGTCGCTCACATCCCATTTAGCAATAAATGCAGCATAAGGTCTAATGTAAGCACCATCGGCTCCATCATCACCAACTTCATAGTCAGAATATGTCTGAGCCATTCTGTTATTGTAATCGTTCATTATTTGTTCGCATTCCTGATTAAACTGTGCGATAATATCACCAACTAACTCAGCATCTAGTGTGTCTTCTGTATCCTTGTTTTGCTTCATCGAACCTTCAACTTCGACATCAGCACCTAAAAGTTGCTGCATTAGTTTAAGTCTACCGGATGCACCGGCAGTATCTTCGTATGAACCACCAAAAATCGTAAACCTACTTAAATCAACCTTACCATCTTCTCTTGGCATATTTTGGATAACTTCTTCTTGAGTAGATCTTGCCCAGTCTGTGACTGTATCTGCTATACCGGGGATGTCAGCACCGTAGATTCTTTTTTCTGGCATACCGACATCTTGCCCATCATCGTATCGTTTTGGTGTATCAGTGTCATAATAACGAACATGTCGAACTCTAACTCTAGAAAGTGGAGTTATATCACCTGTAAATGGTCTTTTGTCATCATAAAAGATTTCACCTTCTTGAATCTCCTGTTCTGCACTGTCTATATTTCCTGTGTCAGTGGCTGCTAACAGTTCTTCGGTCTCTACTACATATGCTACCGCTCCGTGACCTCTAGCCTCGGCTACAGCACATTTATAGTAGGATTGAAAGGCACTTGAGCGACTCGCAGGTGAATGACACGATGTAATCTCTTCAAAATCACTCATTCTAAGCACATCGATAGGATGGCGAGTAATAATTATAGAAAATTTGTCACTATCAATCTCATTAATGTTCTTTTTGATGTATCCAGCATTCTTTTTCCAGTATTCTCCAAATTTTGTGGCTAAATCTTCCAAATCATAACCAGCAGGACCAGCGATACCGGGATTGGGAATATATAAAAGAATTTGTTGACTAATACGTCTATAATCTGGATTTTTCTGAAATTCAGAGTCTTTTTGCATTATTTGTCTTTGTTTTCTCTTTAAATCGGCTATTTTTGCAAATAATTTGCCAATTTTCATCTGAAACTTCTTGATTTTCTTTTTTTCTGGACCTCCCATCAAAGAAGCAACCATATCTTCAACCCTTGTTACTTCTCTGGTCGCAGAAACAGTCCCTTTGTCCCACTGTACATCATATTCTTGTGTTTCAAAGAATTTTGCGAACTTTCCAAGTTCTGTGCTTGGATCTGTAGTTGGAAAAGGGATGACAACTCGCATTTTTCCGCTAAAAAGGTCATTTAAAGGCAAATTTGCCGGATCAAGGTCGTCTAAAACATCCTCAAGCACTCTCAACTCGTCTTCTTCGATTTCTCGAAGGATAGATTCGTTTTTTCGTTCGCCTTTTTTAGATCTTGA